ATTTCCAGTGCTAGGTTACGACGGGAAGCGGCCCGACGTAGTCCGGGCCAACGGCCCCGCAGCCTAGCCCAAGGATCGCCCTCGCAGCCACCGGATTTTGTCGGATAATGGAGCGGGTGAGGGGACGTGCCCCAATGATTTCAGGCACTTAGCAGACACCCATCGTGACAGGCTCGCCACGATCCCTTCCATTAGACAGAGTATTTCCAGTGGAGTGGTTAGTCTCTTCCTCGTCCTCATTTCCCGCATCTGCTCCAATTGAGTGACCGGGTCCATAGACATCTAGGATCGCAGCCCCGCGATAGATGTGGCCGTTCATCAGGTGGACGTAGCGGGCCGCCGTGATCTTGATGTCCGAGTGCCCCAGCCAATCCCGCAGGGACACCAAATCCATCCCGCCCTCGGCCAGCCGGGTAGCGCAGGTGTGCCGGAAGGTGTGCAGCTTGACGTCCTCGAACGCGAAGCCCTTGGCCGCCATATCCTGCCGGATGCACTGCAGGAGATAGAGCGGACCCGACGAGCCCAGCGGCCACGGAAACCAGCGCCCGCCAGCGGCCCGCTCGTTCAGCTTTGGGAGTAGCTGAAGGACACGCTGGGTGCAGGGCACGTCGCGCGGCTTCATGTTCTTGGTGGTGCCGCGCTGGAGGCCCAGCCACGTCCCCTCGCTGGCCCGGCCACGGTGATCCAGCCACCGCTTGCGCTTCACGCTCGACGGCCCGCACTGCAGGCCCTCGCCCAGCCGGAAGCCCGTGTCGAGCAGCAGGACGACCAGCTGCTTGAAGGCCCACCAAGCGCGGAGCGGCTCAGCGTCGATGCGGGCGTCGATGCAAGCCAGCATGGCGTCCTCTTCGTCGAGGCTCACGACGCGGTCCTGCACGTTCTCCACGCGGATCGAGGGGAAGCGCGGGCGGCTCAGGATCAGGCCCTCGTCCTCAGCGAACCGGCAGGCGGCCGACAGGGAGCCCAGCAGCTTCCTCTGGGATGCGTCAGCGTAGCCCGCCTCGGCCATCGCGGCGCTCAGGTCTTTGACGTGCTGGGTCGACAGCTCTGCCAGCGGCAGCTTGGTCGGCAGCATGCGGGCGATGATGCGGACGTTGCTCTCATGGGTGCGCTTCGCGCGGCACGCGCCCCAGACCTTCCGTTCCGTCAGGCAGCGCGTCATCAGCTGCTCGACCGTGAGGCCGCCTTCCGTTTGACGCACTATCTGTCCAGTGGAACTGTTGCCGACATGGCCGCGCCTCTTGGGTGCGACGACGCCGCCCTGCGCGGGGTGCTGAGGGTGCAGGCCAGCGAGCCACAGGCCCTTCTGCTGCTTCGCCTCGTCCATGTCGCGGGTGTCGCAGGATATGCGCTGGCGCTTGAGGGCGCCGTCCGGCCCCGGCACGCGCACCTCGAGATAATGAATGCCGTTCGGCTTGGTCTTGATGTCAGCCATCAGAGGTTTTCTCCGGTGATTGCCGAGAGGACTTCGCGGATGATCTCGCGGCCCTTCGGGGTGAGCGTCAGGAACTTCTCCCGACCGTTCAGTGGGTTTGTGTGGCGCTGGAGCCAGCCGAGGCACTTCTGCCGAGGTGCATCAACGCGCTCTAACGGCTCGTCCAGCAGTACCTTGTAGGTGGTGTGCATGCTGCGATTGATGCTCGGCCCGGCCGTCTCACGGATTTCCGTGAATGTGGTTGGCCTGCCCGCGAGGTCAGCACCTGCCGCGAGAAGGAAGAAGACGCCTTGTGACATCGTCATCCGATCCGGCGCCGCTTGAGCAAGGGAGATCAGCGCCGAAGAAAAGTCGGCCAACGCGCCTACGTGCTTGAAAAGCGGGTCGCTCTTCGACCTCGTCGTTCCCCCTGTCATTCGCTTCGCCCCTGTCTTCGCTTTTGCGTTTTCCATCGCGAGCATAGTCCACCTCCACGCTTGTTGCCATGCCGACGCTGCACTTCGCCGAAGCGCCCTGCACCGACCACCGACCGAAACTTCCCATAGTCACAATGTCCCTCTAACGGAACTGATCGTTCCGTGTCCAGTGCCTAACCATCCGTTAATACCCCCGGTGTGCGTTGGACGACCCCGAAGCGAACAATGCTAGAACAAACGAAATCCTACATTGCAAGCCCGGAGATTGAGAGCCCCCGCTCTCCGTAGCGTCGTAACATTCGTGCAACACAACGCTACGTTACCACTACAAACGTTAACGAGTTCTAAACCTTAAGAAAGGGTAGGCCCGCTGACCAATCCAATCGCTCGGTCAGGAACTTCGGGCACCACTCCCAATCGAAGGCGTCATCGTACCCGCTTTCCTCGACCGCCTCGACCCACTGGAGGTGGCAGACGGCAGCGTGGCGGACGACTGCGGTGCGAACCTCGGCCGTGCCAAAACGCTCGATGGCCGGGGCGATCAGCGGGGAGCCCTTCAGCTCAAGCGCAGCCTCCCAAAGGCACGCCGCAGCGTCGATCAGGTCCGCCCCGGTGACCATTGAGGTGAACCGGCGCAGGCGCCGAACCAACGCACCTGCAGCAGGCATCGTGTCGCAGTCCGCGACGGTCACCGTGTGGCCGCTGGAGGTGGTCGCGACGACCGACCAGATGACGCCCTCGGCGCAGTCATTGGCGACCGGGATGCAATGCCCGTCGACCAGCTGAGCGCCGGTCACCCGCAGGCTCTCGCGGTCGAACAGTTCAGGGTGCAGCAGGAGGCGCTGCATCATCGGATAGGTGCGCTCACAGGTGGTCATGGGTGTCTCCTTGGGTGAGGCCGAGCGCCTGCCAGACGGCAGGATCGGAAAGGGCCAGGGCGATTTGTGACGCGGCCAGCAGGCCAGCGCCGAGGAAGGGCAGGAGGGACAGGGCGTGCGCCATCAGGCGGCCCGGAAGGTGGCAGCGAAGGCCGGGAAGCGGCGCCGCGCGGTGTCACCCCAAGCGATCCACGCGCAGCCGTTGCGCTGGCCCATGTAGCGTCCCCGAGCGGACCCGTAGGCGATCCATTGGCCCGGCTGGGCGCGGACGGTTTCGGGCGCGGTCGTGCGGATAGCGGGCTGATAGCGCATCAGGCTTCCTCCCCTGCCAGCACCATGTCGCGGGCGATGACGAAATGGCGGGTCGCCGCGTGCAGGGACGCCAGCGTCTGCTCGTGATGCTTGCGGATGAACGCGACACGCTCGACCGGGCCTTGGTCCGTGTAGGCATGCTCGATGTCCGAAAAGGCGGCGTTGACGGCGTTGCGGGCACAGGCCAGCGACAGCCGCAGGGCTTCGACGTCCATTCTCATTCTCCTTTGGGGGGTTCCGCTGGTGCGGCTGGAAGGGCGCAGCGTGAGCCACGCCCCTCGGGTCGCGTCAGAAGGGAAGGGCGAACCACCAGAAGGCGGCGCTGGCGGGCACGGCGATGGCCCAGACGATGGCGCGGAGGCGGCGCCTCATTCCGGCCACCCCATCGACAGGGACAGGCTCGGCAGCTGCTGCGAGATAATCGGCCCGGCGAGGAAGTAGACGCGACAGACCGCCTCGGTTTCACGGTGCGCCCGCACTCGCGTTCCGTGCAGGGCATGATGCGGCTGCAAGGTGGAGGGCTGATTGACGAACATGCGGTGAATGGTCGGCGCGGCGCTCACTTGCGGGCCTCCTTCGCGGCAGTCTTCTGCAGCTGGACGACGCACCAGCCATGCGTGGCGGCGGCGGTGAAATGCGCGTCGGAGTTGTCCTCCGTATAGGCGGCGGCGCGCTCCTGCTTCGCCTTCGCCCACTTCCGATCCCGATGCGGATAGATGGCGAGCAGAACCTCCAACGTCGGGGCGATCCGCCATTCACCGTCCGTGCGCTTGGCGGCGACGTAGGGGATCGCAGCGATGCAGCGGCGGGCTTGCGTGACGTTCATCATGGGTTCGATCCTTCAGCGTGCGAGGGTGGCGGCGAGGCGCGACCATTCGGCCGCCGTGTTTCGCCAAGGGTGAAGCTGGAGCGCGAGGCGCATGGCGCGGACCATCGGGCGCGGCCCGTAGGAACCCCGCTTCACGGCCGAGACTTCGCGGGCGATGTCCAATTCGGTCGCACCGGCCTCTAGGGCGCGGGCGGACGCCTCGCGGAACGTGAGCCCGGCCATCAGTAGCCCGCCCAATCGCGCAGGCCGCCGAGGGTGTCGGCAAAGGCGGGCATATCCTGCCAGCCGTCCCGCTCATTGTGGGAGACGTCCCGCAGGCCGTGCATCCGCCAATCGCAATCGAACCGGGCGCCGTCACCCCAATCATGGGAGCGGGCGAACTCGAGACACCGGGCGCGCTCGCCGGGCATCATGTCGGCAAAGCGAGTGCCACGGTCAGGGATACAGATGGACATTTTGGCCTCCATTGGCGGTGATTGATTGATCCGCTGTCGCGGCTGGAAAGGCGCCGCCTCCGCAGCGCCCTTCGGGTCGTGACAGTCTGTCTAGTGGAACTATTGAACGTGACGCTTGCCGCCGCCGTGCGCTGCGATCTGGATCGAAACGCGGGCCTTGCCTGCCGTGCCCATGCACGCCTTGCAGCTGGCGCAATCCGTGCGCTTCCCGGCTTCCTCGCTGGCAGGGCAGACGACTTCGCGGCCCTTCAGGTTCGCCAAGGGCTCCGCAGTGACGCGAAACGTCCGCCAGCCCGCAGCGTGCGCCGCATCCATATCCGCCACGCTATCGGCCGACGCCATGACTAGGGCGGCCCATTCCGACTCCACCGTGCGCCATTGGTGAGTGTAGCCGGTCCAGCCCGCAGCGTCCTTCAGGGCTACCTTCCAGAGCGCCCTAGGTGCCGCCGCAGGATCACCGTAGGTGCCGAGACGCACCATCTTGCCAGCGAAGAGAGCGCGGGCCGTGAAGGCGTCAACGCGAGGGTAGATGCCCCGCTTCAGCCCTTCCCAAACGGAGCGCGGGCCGTGCGCTAGGGTGACGTAGCAGCTGCGGCCCTTGCCCGTCCCGTCACCGCGATGCGGACACGTCCCGCAGATGGAAACGTCGGCGCCGCTCCGCACCGCGTCGATAGGGTGCATGTCATCCCGCAGGATATACGTTTGCACCATTGCGCCGGTCTTAGCGTTGCGGCTCCCCCTTGCGAGCCCGGTTGCCACCACCACAATCGGCGCCCCGTCAAGCTTGGAAGGGCCGCGATACAGGATGACGCCGTTTGCCTTGCCGATGTCGGCGGGTGCGGGCTCTAGGGCAGGATTGATCTGGAACATCGGGAACTCCCTCGGTCTGTCTAGTGGAACTGTTAGGCGTTGATGAGGTGAGACAGGGCGCGCTCGTGGCGTACCAAGTCAGACCGCAGGGCGCATGCAACGGCATGGCTCCAGCCCGCACCAGCGGCCATCCCCTGATAGGCACGGAAGCGGGCATCGGCGGCATTGAAGCGGCGCCATGCAAGAGCGAGGCGGATCGAACGGATCATGTGAAGTCCCCTTTGCGGTTGCTGGAAGGGCACCGCAGCGCCCCTCTAGGAACCGGCGGGATTGCTCCCGCAGTTTCCTTTGCGGCCCCTCAGGCTTGCCCCTGCCGTCCGCTGTGTTTGGCCAGTGTCCACCCTAGGGCGTTCGCTTCAGGGCACCGCGTCATCCGACGCTGCGCCTGCCGCTTGCTGGCAATCACGGAGCCCTACTGCGCCACCCTCACTACGGGCTCGGCCTCGGTCTTCCGCCATCCCCTCTATGCTTGGCCGGGGTTGGTTGGCCGTACCGCTTGGCGCCGTTGGGCCGCTGCGGTGATTTAGCTTTTAGCCGAACCAAAAACAGTCTGTCAAACGGAATTGTGCGGTTTGTGGAACTATCATTCATTTTTCCCCATCGGCCCCCTCAGCGTCTCCCCATGTTCTCCTTAGGATCGCGCCCGCAGGAAGCCCGCAGGGCACGGCAGGATGGACCGCAGGATTGCCGCAGGATTGCCCTAGGATGGCCCGTAGGAAGCCAAAACGAAAAAAGCAGGGCAGAGCGGAGGGAAGAGGAAAGCGACGGCAGGCGAGCCCCACAGGCGCCCCGCAGTGCCACCCCATCGGCCCTAGGCGTCACCCTCAGGGCTGGCAGGGCATGACTACCTCATGCCTTCCCCTATGCAGAGGGAATGGGCCTATGCAATATCAAGCACTTAGCATGATCGTGACACCGTATCGTGCCAATGAAAGCAGCATTTCGACCCATTCCGCACCGCTAGTGACAGGGCAGGAGCCCCCTAGGGCACGGCCGGGCCTCCTCAGTGCCGGGGGTGGCATGGGGGGCACCCGGCGTCTCGCGCTGTGCGCTTGGCCCTTCGGATTTTTGAGCAAAAAGTGACCGACCTCAATTAGCCCGCACCCTTGGAGGGTGGGATTATATAAGGTTACTTAGGGGAGCCCCGCAGAGCCCCTTCAGGTTCACCCGCAGATGCCCACAGGAGCTTGGTGGGTAGAGGTGGGGCACTTGTCCCCACCCCTCTCCTTATCGCCTCCCCACGGCTCTCCCTCGGCCTCTCCGTGCGGACAGACTTGAGGGCTTCTTGAGGTGAGCCCCGAAGACCGTTGAGGCGAACAGCTTGCGCTCGAAGTCGGCATCGAACCGAGCCTTGCGCTCCTGCTCTGCCTTGAGGGCATCGGCGTTGAGGTAGTCGACCCAGTGTCCGACCCCGAGGGCCAGGACGTCGACCATGTCGTCATGCTTGAGGGCACCACGCGCGGAGGTCATGTGGGTCAGCTGGTACAGCCCTGAGTGGACTGCAGGGAGCTTGAGGTCCGCTCGGCAGACGTTGGCGTCCACCACCAGACGATGCTGGCGGATGACGGGCTCCAAGGTGCCGATGATGCGGACTTCCTTCTGGCCCTTCGATTTGACGCCTTCTACCCGACATGGTCGGATGGCGTTGACGTAGGGCTCGAGCAGCTTGCCGAACATGCCGTCACCGAAGTTGTCCTCGGGGACGATGATGTTGACCTCTTCCTCGGCAGCGATCTGGGCGAGAGCCGCGAGCGTCTCCTTCCCATAGCCGTCCTGAAAGCCACCCCAGCGGGTCACATAGATGAACCCGGCGATGAACTTGGTGACCACATAGGTGGTCTTGTCCCGACCACGGCCGGAGGGATCGATGTGCATCGCAGCCCCGGTGTAGGGCAGGAACTCCGAGGAGACGTGCATGGGCCGGAAGAGCCGGTCGCCGTCGAAGCCAATGTTCTCGATGTCCTTGATCGCCAGCTCAGGTGAGCTGCCCCAGACCACTCGGCCGGGGGCAACCTTGCGGTCGACGTCCATGACGATGAGGTCGCGGGTCTTGAGCGGGTAACGCTCGGCGTCCGACAGGGTCGTGTCGAGCTGGTACTGCAGGAGGAAGCCCGCGCCCCGATACTCCGTCTCACGCTCGATCAGGTCTAGGTCGTTGAAGCGGTTGGGATCGGTGACGGCGCCACCCAAGGTGGAACCCTCGGGCTTCTGCAGGGCCTCGTTCGCGGCGATGTCTGCCATGAGGAGGGGCGCGAGGAACCCGCCATAGTTCGCCAGCTTCTCCTTCAGGGGATAGCGGGCGGGCCAGACGCGGACCTGATAGCCCTTCTCAGGGAGAGCCCGGTAGATGGACTGCTCGCTCTGCGGGGTGCCGAGGTAGATGATCTCGCCGCCCGGCTTCAGGATAGCCGCGTACTCAGCGGTCTTCTGCACGAGCTTCTCGCGCATGGTTTCCGTCTCGGAGTTCTTAGGCACCTCAACGTCGTCAGAGATGACGAGGTCGGCGCGGGAGCCGGTGAGCTGGCCGGTGATGCCGACCGCCTTCACCGAAGGGGACTTGTCGGCCTTGGCCGGTCCCACGTCGAAGATCAGGGCGGACTGTCGCTGGCCCGTGCGGGCACGCAGCTCGGCCCAGAGGTCGTCACCAACCTCGTGGTCGATGATCTGCTTGATGAAGGAGGCGATCTCGGTCGCGAAGGCCTCGTTGGCCGACACGATCATGATCTTCAGGTCGGGGTTGTTCCAGAGCCGCCAGACCACATAGGCGGCGGTGAGGAAGGTCTTGCCGACCCCTCGGAAGGCTTGGATGAAGCGGCGCTTCGGACCACCCTGCAGGAAGCGGGCGATGTCGAGCTGTATCCGTGTGGGCGCAGGCAGCAGCAGCAGCCGGGTCCAGACGAACCAGAGGAACTTCAGGAAGTCCCCCCGGAGAATGTCTCGGGAGTTCAAGGGCTCCTTTCGGGGTTGATGGGGTGAGCCCGCGCGGCCTACAGGGCACCCTCGGGTGCAGTGAGGTGGCGGGCATGTTGACTTGGGTGATCGCGGCGGGGCTGCTTGCGGTGGTCTACGAGCTGCATCAGCTGTCGAAGCGCGTGGGCTTCATCCATTCGAGGATGCTGGAGCGAGACACTGCCGCGCGCAGGGAGCGCCGGGGAAACGGGCAGGGTTCCGTTGATGACCCGGTGGAACCCTGAAGGGCCGGGAAGGCTAAGCCTTAGTACGCCTTGACGTTGCCGATGGCGGATCGGATCGTCGGCATGTTGCGGGTGAGGATCGCGCCGCTGCCGCTGGTACGCAGCTCAATCGTGCCCGCAGGCATGTCGATCTGGACACCGTCGAGATAGTAGACGGCGCTTTCGTCAGCCATGACCGCGCTCGGGCGGATCAGCGTGGCGCCGGTCCCGCCGAGCATGCCATCGCCCAGATCGTTCCGCACGATAGTGCCGACGAACCAAGACATGGACGCCCCGATGGACCGGAGGGTGCCACCGTGGTTGTTGTCGTAGACGCCGCCGAAGTCAGCACCGACGACGTCCTCATGGGTCGTCCAGCCGTTGCAGCTCGTCTTGTTGAACCGGCCATTGTCGTAGCCGGTGCAATTGATGGTGAACATATGCGTCTTCGCAGCCGCCGCGCCGGTGTTGGTCGCGGTGTGGTGGCCGTTGAAGGCGTCGTTCGAGTTGGCCGAAGCATGGCAGCGGAAGAAGGCTGCGACGCCGTGGATGCTATCCACCGCGAAACCGTTGCCCACCCCGGTCGAGCCGCCAGCGTACTTGGCCGAGCAGTTGTCGACCACGAATACCTTCGGGACCGCAGGCATGGAGCTGGGGAAATACATGCAGCCGCCGCCCAAGCCGCCTTCGAAGTCGAAGCCATCACCTTCGGCCAGGCCGCCGAAGAACGAGTTCACAGGCGACAAGACGATGCCGTTGTAGACGTTCGGGCGGTAGAGCCGCGTATTCGTCGCAGACGCGAGCGCGCCGTCGATACGATTGATGTAGGCCTTGCCGCCCTCGAACGCCCAGCTGTTCGGCGTCTTGTTGCAGATCGCAGCCGTGCTGACGAAGGCGGGCTCAGCGTAATCACCGAAGCGATTGCGAGCGAGGAGGTCGACGATGCGGTCGACGCTGCCGATAGCGGCGGAGGAGGTGTTCGTGTAGGTGGCATCGGCCGCCCAAGTGATGACATCGCTCGTGGTGATCGTCGGCCGACCATCCGCCAAGAAGGCATGCTCGACCGTCAGGTTGATCTGCGAGAAGCCCTCGAAGCGCGTGTAGACGCCCTCCTTGACCACGAAGATCGTGCGGACCCCTCGGGTGTTCGCCACGTTGATCGCGGTGGACACCGTCAGGTACGGCTTGGCGAGCGTACCGTCTCCGGTCGCGTCGTTGCCCGTCTTCATGATGTAGAGGCGCTGGACGGTCGGGTTGGTCAGCAGGTCCGTGTAGAGCCCGAAGAGCGTGCGCGGGTCGATGCCCACATCCGCGATGTTGTAGCGCGGACCTTCGGTGATCTTGACGGAGGCGAGGAGGCGGTTCTTCAGGCCGATGGACGACTTGGCGAACCACCCGGCAGGAGCCAAGGCCGTCCGCGAGGGAGCAGTGGAGAGCATGAATATCCTATCAGTGACGGAGGCTCGCGGCCTCTTCGTCTAGGTTGAGGTCGCCCAGCGTCTGAGCGAGATCGTCGACCGGGCGGTTCGCCTTCGGTGCGTCGATGCCATTGTCCTTCAGGAACTTCATGGCCTTGTCGATCAGCTGGGGGTTAATCGGAACGCGCTTCTCGGCGTCTTTGTGGGACGCCATCTCGGCGGCGCGGACCAGCTCGTCCTTCAGGGAACTCGCGACGAGCCCGTGGATGAGATCGAGGAGGTCGCTGTTAGCGCGGCTCATCGGACACCTTGGCAAGCGCCAGCTGGGTCGCGACGAGGCGCTCGTCGAGCTTGGTCATGCGCTCGTCCAGCTTCTCGATCCGCTCAATGCGGACGTCTTGGCGAGAGATGGCGACGTGATCGGTGAAGATAGCGGTGCCACCCCCGAGGACCGCAGCGGTTGCTACGGCGCTCATGAGGTGGTCCTTCAGGTTTTCGAGGGCCATTTAATTGTTGCCGTTCCCGTATGCGGTGAGGGTGACGTGCCACGACTTGGAGATGCCGTTGACGGTGGCGGTGACGTCGATGGTTGCCACGCGGTCTGCGTTGACGTTCGAGGACACCGCGAAGGTGATGCTGGAGGCGGTGCCACCAGAGCCCAGCGACGCAGAGAAGGAGGCAGGGGCGTTCGCGCTCCACGTCCACACAGCATCGCGGTTGCACGACAGTGTGATCTGGGCGAGGCCCGTGCCGGAGTTGCCTACGTCGTTGCCGGGCGGGCTGAAGGAGACGCTCGCTGCGCCCCAGAGATTGGAGAGCGATACGGGTCCAGCGCCGGGCGCTGCCCCCTTCCCCCGAAGCTGGGAGAAGGAGACAGGGTTGCCCATGCCGAACTCGTCACGCACCTGAGACACCGCGATGGTCGTGCCGCTAGGCAGCGTCATCCGCAGGGGCCTCTTCGGTCGGCGTGGGTTCCAGCACCGGCTCCGCAGCGACCGTCGCGTCGTCCTTTACCACACCGAGGGCGACCTTGGTGAGGAGCCCACGGCCCACCTCCAGAACGCGCCCCATCAGGTCGAAGGCAGTCTCGGTCGCGGAGGCGTTGACGTCCCGCGTGTAGTTCAGGCCGTCGACCGTGAAGGTCACGCTGACGGTCTTGGTAGTCTCGTTCCGCTCGCCCAAGGCGAATGCAAAGTCGCTCATGCAAGCTGTTCCTTGAGTTCGCGGACCTCGGCCCGCAGTTCCTTGATGGCTTCGATCAGGACACCGACGATGTTCCCGTAGGCCACCGAGAGTGTCTTGCGGTCGTCGTGGGCCTCGTGGACGAGTTCAGGGAGAACCTCTCGGACCTCCTGAGCGATGACGCCAATGCTCTCGCGACCATCCTTGACGTAGCGCACGCCCCGCATGCCTTCGACGATCCCGAGGGCTCCTTCGATGACACGGACGTTGCTCTTCAGGCGGGCGTCGGAGAACGCGGTGATGTCGCCGGAGGTGTAGAAGTTACCACCCTCGTCGATGGTGGTGACGTCAGCGTTACCTTGGTTCTGCCACCGGTAGGTGCCGACGACCTTCGCATACGTTGGGCCGTTGCCTGCGAAGTAGAGACGAGGCTTACCGTCCTGTGACGTCTGCCAGACGTCCGTCCCGCGCTGCAGGAAGGCATCGGCGTGATAGCCGTCGACCATGTCCGCGTCGTAGGCGCTGCCGGAGCCGTCGTTGGTGTGCGTCATGACTTGCGCGCCATTCGCGAAAATCTGGCCGCCCGGCATGATGTAATTGCCACCGTCGAAGTAGACGTAGCGGTCGCCTCGGCCGAGGTAGATCACACCCGTGCCATCGCCGCGCGTCGTGGTGATGTCGTTGAACGACACCGCCCACCCCTGCGCTGGGGGCTGATAGCCCAAGGCGTTCACGACCATAGTACCGTTGATGCCGGTGATGTAGCCGCTCGGGTTGGTGTTCGGGTACGGCGTGTAGGTCAGGGCGTCAGTGACCATCTGGGAGGTCACCTGCTTGATCCCGCCCGAGCTACCTGCCGCCGCCTGAGCGGCCTCCATGTATCCGTGAGCGAGATCGCGGGACGTGCCTGCCGATCCGGCTGCAGCCTCAGCCGCTTCGCGCGCCTCGACGAGGTCGGTCTTAGCGGCCTCCGCATCGTTCCGCGCGAGTTCCGCAGCGGCCCGCGCCGTCTCGGCAGCAGTCGCCCTGGAGTTTGCGTTCGAGGCGTTCGAGGCGGACTGATCGCGGTAGGTGAGCGCGAGGTCGCGCGCGGATCGCGCATCGTCCTTCGCAGCCACCGCCGCAGCCACCTGAGCATCGACGCCACCGGCCGCCGCCTGCGCCGCGTCACGCGCCACAAGGGCAGCGGCGAGCGCAGCGTTGACGGAGCCAGCCGGTCCCGTGACCATGGCGGCCAGAGCGGCCGGGCTCTCGATCATGTGGACCGTACCCTCGGGGTCCGTGACGGGGAACTTGCCGTCGGCATTCGGGCCACCGTTGGCGGCACCGCCGACCCACGCTTGATACTCATCCTCTCGGACGGACCAGCGTTGGATCAGGTTGTCGACCTTGGCCGCGAGGGCCGCGTTCGACAGGTAGGTGGCAGCCACTAGGCGGCCTTCTCCGGCTCTACGGTCTTCGCGGCAGCAGCCTCCAAGGCTTGGATGGCGCCGCCAACGGCCTGCAGGTTGCGGTCAATGGCGTCGATCTCGTCGCGGAGCTGCGCCTTTCGGGCCAACAGCGCGAGGCGCTGCTGGAGGAGCTGAGTGTGTTCCATGGTGGTCCTTGGGTTACGGGATGGGGTTGCCGCCGAAGCCGCCACCGGGGCCTTCGCCAGACGTGCCGCCACCAGCGATGATGTCGAACTGCTGGAAGTGCAGGCGCGAAAGCTCCTGCAGCCAGCCGACGCGCGACCGGACTTGCGTCACGTCGTTATCGCCGGTTCGCATGATCTGGAGCGTGTAGGCCGTCGAGCGGTACTGAGGGACGACGTCGAAGAAGGTCACCGTCATCACCGAGCCACCATCCCGCCAGCCCATGTAGGAGCCGGAGGCGCCACCCCAGACAGCCACGCCGTCGTCACGAATGACGCGGACATAGCCCTGTCCGTTGTCATGGCTGACGTCGGTGAGGGTCGCAGTGAACAGGCCTTGGATCGGAGCGCCCTGAGCAGGCGTGATCGCGATCCGCGTGATGTCGATCCAGTTGCTGGTGTTGATGGTCAGCGTCGAGTTGTCATAGACGGCCGAGGCTTCACCCACAGCACCCGAGGCGAACTGGCCGGGCGTCAGGGTTCCCCAAGCAAGGCGGTCGGCAATGATAGTACCGGCCGTGATCTTATCCGCGTGGAGGTCTTTGATGTACGCTTCGTTGATGTAGACCGCACCGTCCTCAACTCGGAAGGGGTACATGGCGTACCCGCTGACCCGGTTGATGATGCGGAAGACGTCCACGCCGACTGTCATGTCCGAGCGCACGCTGTCATTGTTCATGACGATGCCAGAGATGTAGCCGTTGGCATCCAGCTGCACACCCCAGCGCCCGGCGATGCCGTTCACGGATTGCGAGATGGTCGAGACGGAGGTCGACAGATTGCCGACCGAGGTGTTCACGACGTTCACAGCGGATGCCGTCACCTGTCCGGCGATGGCCTCCACCTGCTCTTGGGTGAGGATCGCGCCCGTCACGTTCCCGAGGGCGACGTCGATGCCCGCCAGACGGGTCGCGAGGGCGCGCCCATCGGACAGCTTGATGACATCGTCGCGCAGGATGAAGGCTCGGCCGTCAGGGCTCTTGGCGCCGAGCAGATCGAACAGTTCGAGGAAGACCCCGTCCTGATTGATGCGGGCCGTGGCGTGCTGCTGCACGACGCCTTCGAGGTCACCTAGGACAACTGCGAGGTCCAGCCGGGCGGTCGCTTCGACCTCGAGCGCCGTGGCGCGGGTCTTGCGCTCTTCGACGATGGCCGCCGCGTTCTTCTCGAACCGGGCGACGTTGCCCACGGCCTGCGAGATGATCGTCTCAGCGGAGACGTCCAGCTCTGCGATGCGGGCGCGGAAGTCGTCGAGGATTTGATCGGCCGCGATCATGCTGGCGATCTGGTTGGCGGCGTCCTCGGGGGTGATGGCAACGCCACCAGCTTCCCCGATGCGGACCCGCGCTGCGAGCAGGGTGCCCTCGTAGAGAGCGGTCAGCTCCTGCTGCTTGAAGAAGACTTGCTGAACGGCGGTGTTGAGGTCTTCCTTGGTGAGGACCGCGCCGTTCTGGAAGACGACCGATTGGGCGTCGATAGGGGTGTTGCGAGTGATCGTGACGAACGCCCCAGCTCCGGGGGGTGACTGCAAGCGCAAGCGCGTGTCGTTCACCCACCCGGAGGGGTAGTAGCGGATGCCGTTCGCCCGAACCTCGACGTCGCTCTTGGACAGGAACGGGAAGGGGACGTCGAAGTCCACCTGCCCGGCCTGAGCAACGTATTCGGCAATCGGGAGGGTCATTCAGAAGGCGTGATGCCAAGCTCCTGTGCGAGTTTAAGAGTAGCCGCGTCCGCTTCCGCACGCGACTTGTCCTGCGACTTGTATTCATCCCACGTCTCGGCCCGAAGGACTGCGTAGGCGAACTTCTTGTCTTCCCGCAGGAGCTGGTTTGTTGCCAGCTGGTTGTAGCCAGACATGGCCGACTTCACGGCATCAACCCGGCCATTGTGCCCGAGGGCCAGGTATCCGGGTTGCTTGATGAGGTCGTTCAGCTTCTCGTCCAGCGTCATGCCGGTGCTGTCCTTCGTCACCTGACCGCGCAGCTCCAGCCAGCGGCTGATCTGCGTGGAGTTCAGGGAGACGCCCTTCAGCTTCGTCTTCGGAGCAGGGATGTCGAACGACAGGGTGTCCAGCTCGCGCTCCAGCGGATCGACCGTTTCCGGTCCCGCCTTCACACCGATCATGCGCTCGCCCGTGGTCATGTCGACCGGGCGGCCGAGCAGCGTGTCGCGCTTAACCGGCAGCGTCGAGGCACCCCAAGAGGACTTCAGGAGCCCCTCAGCGAACCCTTGTGCTTCACGGACGTAGCCCGTGTCCCACTTATCGAACTGCCGCTGGATGCCCGACGCCGGGACCGCGCGGGTCGCCAGAGAGGAGAACATCCCAGCCATCTTACGCATGCCGCCTTCGACCGTGGGGTCGCTGACGACGTCGTTGATCTGCTTGAAGCCCGTCATCCACGTCTTGTTGAGGACGTTGTGGAAGACCGACCACAGGCTGGCTTCCAGCAGGTGACCGGCGCCCGAGACGAGATCGTCGTCCGAGCTGTCCTCGACAGCCGTGAGGGCTTGCCGAAGGTCAGCCGCGAGGCCGAGAACGGTGCCGAAGGGATCGAGCCGGTTGTACTCCCAGACATCGCCACCGACCCGCAAGGAGTAGGAGGCGCGGTCGAGGCGTGCCGAGCTGCGGTTGCCGCCGTCGAAGCCCACGATGTTGCGGCTGTCCGCCAGCATGTAGGCGCCGAAGAACATCGACATCGACATCGTCATGCGCGCCGCGATCTCGCCCTGCTTCACAGGGTCCGCCTCCAGCCACGCATCCCGCACGGACTTCTTGAGAAGACCAAAGGGCGTGTAGTCGAGGGCGGTCTGCTCCAAGATGCGGAGCGGAGTGCGGACGAACGGCGTGAAGAGCGACATGAATGGGATCGAGGACATGACGCCCGAGAACCGCTTCATGCCTTCAGTGTCGAACTCGTCTTGGAACAGCGTGGTCTTGGCGTAGTCGTGCCCCTCCTTCGAGAGGACTTCCCGCATGCCGTCTTCGAACGGCTCATCACTGATGCCGTCGATGCCGTCTGCGAGATCGAACGCGCGCTGCTTGACGTAGGAGAACAGGTCGGTGCCCTTGAGGCCAGCTTCCGCTGCCTCTTCGGCCGCCTGCGAGATCGCCGCCGAGTGCGCCCCGGCGCGAGCCGCGAGCGTCCCAGCGAACTGGTCGGGAGCGTTGATGAGCGCCGAGGTCGACATGCGGGTCAGGGAGCCCCCGAGGTTCACCCCGGTTGCACCTGCGCGCATCATCCACTGCAGCCCCATGTGGCCGAACTTGCCGATGGGGAACTTCTCGATCTGGTCGGACATGGCCTGAAGCGTCTCGGGATGAACCATCCACGCCGCGCCTCGGTCCACTTCCTCACGGATCAGGCCCCGCTCAATGCCGCTCTGGGCACGAATGGCAGCTGCCTGCGCCTTGGTAGCGGCGGTCTTCCAACCGGCCGTGTCGGCCAGCACAGACGCTTCCTGCAGGCTGTCGTGCTTCAGGACAGCCCAAGTGTTCGCCATGGCATCGCCAAAGGCACTCACAGGGGCATGGACGGAAGCCCAGAGCTGAAGGGCGTGTTGCCCGGCCAGCTCGGCCTGACGTGCGCTGAAGGGCGACGCAGCGGCATGACCGATGGTGGCCAGCGTATGCGACATGGACTTGATGCCCATGATCGCGCCAGCGCCCATGACGTTCATGGCGGCGGTGCCGAGCGAGAACAGGTTGCCCCGCGTCTCTCCCACGATGGCGTCGGCGCGCTTCAGGAACCCGAGGTTCCGCGTCAGGGTGATCCGGCGAAGCTGCTCAAGGTCACCCTTGGCATTCTTCAGCTGGTTCAGCAGGCGCAGCTTCCCGGCATCCGTCGAGACGTCCTTGAACAGGTCGTCGTAGCGGGCGTTCGCGTCGTTCAGCTTCTTGACCGACTTCCAATCCACACCGAGCTGCTTCGTGACGCGCTCAGCAGAGATGCCATGCTTGTCGACGAGAGCCTGCAGGGACGCTTCGTCCATGCGCTCGTTCGCCAGCTCCGAGAGGAACTTCGTCGCTTCCGGCGAGGTCGGATCGACCGTGCGTGCGGCGGCCTTGGCTTCCTTCGCTGCCGCCTTCTCGTCGACCTTGGCGGTCTTCGCGGCGGCCCGCTGGGCATCCTTGGCAGCTGCGGCGCGTGCCTTCTCCAGTGCGGCCTCAGCCTGCTCCTGCAGCGTCTTGCCTGCACCCTTGATCTCCATCGTGATCTGCAGGGACTGCAGGGCACGGCCGATCTCGGACCCAGCGCCCCGGAGGGTGCCGAGCAGGGTGGCGTGACGGGTGAGCGTGTGGACGAACTCGTTGTAGGCCTTGCCCGCGCCCTTGCCGGACGCCAGCTCCGCGATAGCGGCATCGACGTCAGCAACGAGCTTGTGCGCGTGCTGGCCGACGAGGACACGAGCGCCGGTCAGGCGACCCGCGAGGCCCTTCGTCTGCTGCACGACCTTCTGCAGGTTCTCCGGTGCAACGCCGAGCATGCGCCCGGTCTGGACCGTCTCTGCGTTCGATACGCGGATGCCAGTGCGGCCGGTCTTCTGGGCGATCTCGTCGACCACCGAGGCGAGGCTGTTCTGCATCGCTTCGATCTTCGCCGGGTCTTCGAACAGCTCGTAGTTCAGCTTGAGGGGGTCGATCCCCAGCTCGTCCAGCGCGTTGTGCGGGTTCTCCATGATGGCCTTCGCCAGCTTGTCGAGCCGCTCGGGCTGATCCGCAGGGACCGCCTTCAGGGTCTGGGAGATGAACTGGGTGAAATCGTCCATCGTCTCGATGCGCTTCGGCTTCACCTGATCGGCCGGGACGGTCACCATCTTGGGATCGGTCGGCGCGGCAGGCGCAGCTGGTGCGGCTCCACCCGGAACCTCCTCTGGTGCCTTGGAGGCTTCCGGCTTGGGCTTCGCGGGAGACAGGACGCCTTCCGGCGTCACGACGTCATTCGCAGCCTTTGGGGTAGGCCCCTTCGGTGCGAGCGGGTCGACGCCGTTCACGCGGACGCCGGTCTTCCCAGCCATCTCGGTGCGCGTCTTGTCGACCGTGCGCTTGACGACGAGGTCGTCCTGCACGGCCTTCACGGCATCCTTGGCTTCCTGCGAGCCGTTGCGGACGGCGCGGTACATGCGAGCAGCATGCGTGGCACCTTCCATCACGGCCTCACCGGCCACGTCGAGCGGCAGGTTGGACACCACGCTCTTCACGCGGGCCGTCAGCTGGTCGTCGTCATCGGACGCAGCCACGCTGTTGAGGGCGGCGTTGTCGAACCCGAAGGAGGTCTTGAGCATCGTCGCGAGGTTGTTCTCGACCGGATGTGAGGTGGTGAAGTTGACGAGCGATCCCGCCATGACCGAGCGCGATGCTCGGCCCAGCAGGGTTGCCGCCTTGGTCGCGCCCACGGCCTTCGACCATCCCACGAAGGGGACGACGAACGCGCCGATGTCGCGGGTGATCTTCTCGGCTGTGCCTGCGCTATCGTAGCCGTTCGGCTTGGGTAGCTGGTAGTTGGTGCGCTCGCTGGGCTTTGCTCCCCCGGCAGGCTTCGCACCGAACACGGCGTCACCGCCGCGCTTGTTGAACTCGTCGTAGCCTTGGTACTCGACCACACCGTTCTTGGCGTGGGAGCCGAAGGCAATGCCGCCGATGCCCGTGGCGCGCCCTGCGGCGGTCGCGAGATCATCGACGGTATCCATTGCGCCCTGTGCGGCTTCTCGGACTGCGCCGAGGCCAGCGCGCCAGATGGAGAAGCTGGAGGTAGGGGCTGCTGCGGCGGCCGGACGCTGTGCGCGGGCTTCGGCAAGGCGACGGTCGCCGTCCTGCTGGGCCTTCATCTGCGCGAGCTGCTTCGAAAGCTGCTGGTACTCGCGTTCTTCGTCAGCGGTCAAAGCCACCGCAGTCTCCTTATCGTTTCGCGGCGAGCGCCTTCAGGCGTGCCTCCATTGCGTTGAGGTCGGGGGTCTGGTTCGCCACGGCCTTGCCGTGATCCTTCATGACCTTCGCGTAGGCCTGAGCCGGGTTCATCTTCCCCGTCGTGACGAGGTCGAGGTAATCCTGCTTGGCCGCCGCTGCGGCGTAGGGGTCGGCGCCTTTGCCGTAGGCTGCTGCCACGCCCGACTTGGGAGCGGCGAAGCTCTTGTCGATGGCAGTGGCGAAGGTCTTGACCATCGGCTGGGAGGCGACGAGCTGACGCCCGGCCTTCCAAGCGTTGTTGAGCTGGAGCATGTTGCTCGCGCCCATCGCGCCTTCACCAATCGAGCCGGACTTCCGCAGCTTGTCGATCTCTGCGCCGAACTGCTTGGGGTCCATCGGACCCATACCGGACGACCACGAGATCACCTTCTGGGCCACGTTCATCTCGACGGTGTCCCGATAGTTCGCTCGGGCTTCCGCACGGTCTGCGCGGGCCTCCGAACGCGCTTCGCGCGCATCGCTCTCGATGAAGTTCTGGAAGGTGCGGCCGGTACGCGGATCGAGCTTGTCCTCCGCGACCAGCTGCCGGATCGTGGCGATGCTGGGAGGCTTGCCCGCGTCGAACATCTTGTAGACGTTGTCGGCGTTCGCCTCGTAGCGATCCTTCTGCTCCTTATCGATCCGGCGCTCGCGCTGAGCCTCGATCTGGGGGATCGCAGACTGCAGGCGCGCTGCGTCCCGGTAGCCGAGCAGAGGCGTCTTGCCGTCCGCCTTGGTGCCCGCCAGCAGAGCCTGAAGGCCCTCGACGTTCTCGTGGGCTTCGGCGTGGGCGAGAACGCCCGTCATCGCAGCTTCGAGCGCGTCGGCCTTGTTGATCTGGGGCGGCAGGCCCTGCATGAACCCATCGAGATCGTAGGCGCCCTTGGGCTCCGTCTTCCCGATCAGTCCGGCGACCGCCAAGTTGGTGTCGCGCTCGCGGGTCTGCTTGACCATGAAGTCATGGGCCTGCTGCAGGAACTTCGGACGAAGGTCGTTCAGCTTGTCGGTGATGATCTTCCGAGCCTCGGGGCTGTCGAGATAGTCAGCGCGGGGCTGGCCATTCTCGTCCGTCACGAGGTTCTTGAAGTGACCCTTGATGATCCCGTCGATGTCCTCGGTGGTCCACAGGCCGTCCTCATCGGACGAGGTGAACTTCTCGATGTCATCTTCGATAGAGGTCGTGACGCCAGCCACGCGGGCCTCTACGTCACCCTTTATCCGCCACGTCCGATAGGCCGTGCTGTGGGCCATCTTCTCGGCGTCGAAGGTTCCGTTGAGGGTGTCTTGCGAGGCGTTGTCAACGTCCGCGCGGGCCTCTTCCTTGTCCTTGATCTCCTGCCGGTCTTGCATGACCGAGCCCACCGCCTGGGCGGCTTTTGACACGCCACCGAGGACGCGCAGGAGTTCGGCAGCTCCACCTTCGCCACGACGGGCGTTGCGGAGATCGCCGTTGACTTGGAGGTTCGGTGCCTCGGTGTTGCGGCGGCTGGGCAGGACGCCGTCACGGTTGTTCGTGATGCGATCCTGCTGCGACGTGCGCGCGTCGAGGCGGGAAAGGTCGGCCATGCTAGGCTCCTACGGACTTGGCCGCTGTGGCCTTGGAGGTGGCGACACCGATCTTGGCGCTCTGCACACCGGACCATGCCGATGCGCCCGCCGCAGCGAGTTGCAGACCGGCGCCAAGGATGGTCGGCTTCTGGATTTGGGACGCGGCGCTGGCAGTGGCGGCGTCGTTCGAGGCGAAGCGGCTCTCCATGTTGGCGAGCGTGCGACCGCCCTGCAGGTTGCCCTGCTGCGCGCTGTCGAACAGCAGACCTTCAATGGAGCCGCTCTCAAGGGAGAGGCCAGCCTCACCGGCTGCGGCGCGAACTCGCGCCTGCTCGCGCCGGGAAGCGCGCATCTCGTCGAACAGCTCGCCGCTGGCGGCCTGCTTGATCTCGACGGTGTTGGCCTGCGCCTGCGTGGCGAGGGCCTTTGTCTGCGCCTTGGCCGTCTTGGCTTGGGCGACAATGCTGGCCCCGGTAGAGGCCACCATCGTCACACCCGCGACGACCGCAGCGGTAATGGGGTCACACAAGGGCAGACCTCGCGAATATGTGGAAGGGATGGCCGTCAGGGCCAAGGGCGGTTTCCCCGATCATTCGAAAGCCACCCCAGCGCAGCCAGCGCATGGACTTGGTGTTTCGAGCGTCGATGAAGTTCCAGAGCGCCACAGGGTATGCCTCGGTCAGCTCGGTGAAATAGCGGCGGGTCTTGCGCGCGATGGCATGGGCCTCGCGGTCGATCCCATCAGTCCCCAGCATCCAGACAATGCCGACGCCGGGGAGGGGGTGGGGAGCGGCACCAAACATGGCAACCGGCTCCCCGGTCCTGTCCAGCACCGCATAGGCGTGGGAGGACAATGCCAGAGAAGCTCCTAGGGCTCGCTCCGGCGCAACCGACGCCATGGCCTCGATCTCGTCGAGGTCGCAGCGCCGTAGACCTGCAGATAGGGTTCCAGCCCACGCCTCGACCACGCCGGGTTCGACGTGATGGAGGTCGTGAACTGTTATCATCCAGATGCCCGGTTGAAGTAGAAGCCCTCCCACTCGGCCGACACGAAGGTCGACTGAACGTGGGTGTCGTTCGAGATGGCGATGGTCGCCTGCGATGCCTCGCCGTAGACCTGAAAGCTGTAGCTTCCGGTCGTGTAGACGGGGCGGTTCAGGCGCAGCTCCTCGTCGCCAACCACCTTGCCGGTGAAGTCAGCCAGCTTCGCTGCAACCACAGGCTCGACGCCGGGGGCCACTGCGGCGCCGTAAGGGGACACCTCGGTGCGGAAGAAGGCCGTGTCAGCGAAGTAGACCGTGAAGGTCCGCAGCTGCAGGCGGCCGGTCGTGATCGGCTGCGAGCGGTAGTTCTGCGCGAACTGGCGAGAGAACGTCAGGCGCATCACATAGGGCTCACCTGCCGTCACAGGCGCACCCGTCTCGTTGCCGGGCACCGTGACGAAGTTCTCAGCCTCCCAGCTGTATCCCGTGGGATCGATCAGGGAGTGAGGACGGGTCGGGTGGTTCCAGCCTCGGACGATCTGGGTGTTCGCCTGATCCAGCACCTCGTTGAAGATGAAGCCGGTGCGATCCCGCGCGCTGTCATAGACGCCCGCAGACACCTTCTGGCGATCCAGCAGAACCCGAGGGAGCGGCTGCTTCGACAGGTCGATGCGTTCGAGGAACACGCCGTTCCCGCGCCGCGTGACGAGGTACAGGTGGTTGTCCAGATACGCGGCCGAGATGACCGGCATCGGCATCCGCCAGCGGCGCCACGAGGATTGCACCTTCTCATTTCCGCTCCAGTAGAACTGGTAGACGTAGATGTCGGTGCCCCCGGTGAGCGCGAAGAGGGCCTTGAGGTTTGGCGCGGCGACCAGCTGAGCGATCCCCTTGGGGACGTAGGTGGGGACGTGCGCCGTGATCTCGGCCGCCGAGGTGGCGTCGTTATCGGACAGGCGGGTGTATTCCCAGACGACCGAGGAGGCCCCTTGGTCGCCGCAGAAGTAGACCTCGGTCCCGATGGTCACCGGGCGGACCCGCGTGTTGACCTCGTAGTATGTCGCGGGCCGGATCGCGATGGAGCTGGGCGTCAGGCCGTTCTCGCCATTCGTCATGGAGAACTGGGTCTGGTCGGCAAAGAGCATCACGCCGTCGTTGAACGGCAGCGCATAGTTCAGCACGGACACGCTGTTGCCGGTCACCGCCACGTCGATCACGTCGTCGTCGAGGTAGTCCAGCACGGTGTTCCGCCAGAAGTTGCCGAAGTCGCCCGCGCAGCTCAGCACGGTGTTCTCGTCGACCAAAAAGGCGAGGCGGTTCTGATCGAAGAAGACGTCGCGGATCGCGCGGCCCACGAAGCTCGCGGCGGGGTTCGAGGTTTCATCCCCGACCCGGCGCGGAGCCCACGAGAAGGGCACGAACGTGAAGGAGCCGTCAGCCTCGCGAACGAGGCAGTGGGGCATCGTCAGGGGGTCGAGCGCGTTTTGCAGCCCGGCCTTGATCGTCTCATCCCACACGGCACCTGAGCGGCGCACATAGTAGCTCGCGAAGCTCTCGGAGGAGCTGCCGACGATCCGGTAGGTGTCGCCATCGGACGCGACGTCTGGGAGCTTCTCCATCGACGCCAGCTCGCCCATGAACTGACCGGGGTTCGGATTGGTCGGGTACTGGTAGACCGAGCCACCACCATCAGCGCGCCCGAGGGAGCGGTAATAGTCCGGCTGGGCCACGATGTCGGCGCCCACAGGGAGCAACGAGGGTGTCTTGGAGGTGTTCACGATGAACGTGAAGTCGGCCACCGTGACGGCCCGCAGGTTGGCACCCGAGGTGTTGATGTAGTCGAGCCCGGCAGGGGCGTTGACGATCCGCTGGGTTGCGGTGGCGTGATCGAAGAGGCGGATGTTCCCGTTCGAGATGAGCAGGACGTACCGCTCGGTCGCGTCACGGTTGATGTGGTGGACGAACACGTCGTCGGGAATGTTGATCGCGATCTGCGCGACCATCTCAGAAGGCGGGCGCTTGCCCACGCCGGTCGCCAGCTCGGCCCAAGTGTTCTCTTCGGCCTCGTTCTGGTCAGGCGAGCGAAGGATCGGGGGCTGTTGCGAGACGCCGTTGTAGAGGGCCGGAAGAGCCCTCGACATCAGGGTCAATCAGTATCTCCGTGAGCCGAACCCAGACAGGGTCGCGTTGTTGCGGAAGAGGTTCGTCTTGCGAGCGGCGCGCTCTTCGCGCTCCAGCAGCACCCAAGCCTTCAGCTCGTCCTCCTCCTCGTATCGGTCGAGGATGGGGGAGCCGACGACGCGGCTCTGGAACTTGCGGCCAGCAGAGGTGGCCACATAGGCGCGCGCGGTTTCGGGAAGGTCTTCGAAGGTGAACCCCCAGACCACCGCCACGGTCACCGAGGCGGGGAACACGAAGGTCGCGTCCGTCCGGTTGTAGAGGGCCATGCCCTTGGCGTGGCGCCGGGTCGTGTAGACGTCCGTGGCCGTCGCGCCCTTCACCTTCAGGGCACCTGCGGGGATCAGGACGATCCCATCGGCGTCTGGATAGAGCGTGTAGGTGTCGTCGGTGTTGAAGTGCCAGCCTCGGGATTGAACCCGCCTGGACACTTTCACCAGCTCAGCGCGGGCGACGTTGACGTCGCGAATGCCGGAGACATTGAGGGTGGAGACAGGGGCCTGTCCGATGCTCATGAGCATCTCGTTGACGGCCTCGAGTTCCGTCATTACTTCGATCATGGGCATGGGATAAGTCTCTGAAATGAAAAAAAGGGGACCGAAGCCGAAGCTCCGATCCCCCTTTGGTTTGGCTTACGCCGGGACTGCGCCCGTCCGCAGCTCGACCGCGCACTTGGAGCGCAGCTTCCGCGTGCCGACCATCATGCGCGAGATCAGCAGGGTGCCCTGCTTCTCCGGCTGGTCGACGATCTGGAAGCCCACGTCCTGCACGATGGCCGAGCAGGCCGCCATGGGCGTCCACAGGGCACCGATGGTCGTGCCGAACTTGGCGCGGTACGGGGCCGGGATGGCCGCGTTCGCGCTGTCGTCCGCGCCGTAGGGCGCGAGGTTCGACTTGTGGACCGAGATGTCGTCGATGGTGTTGAGCGTCATCGAGCGAACCGAAGCCGTGCCACCGTTCAGGTCGCGGTTCAGGTTCTTGTCGCTGCGAGCGATCAGATACCACTGAGCAGGCTTCAGCAGGCCGTGGATCGGCTGGCTGTTCACCGGCACGTCCTTCTCGTCCATCGCCTGCTTACCGGCCGAGAAGCCGTCGATCAGGGCGTTGGCGTCGGTGGCGAAGGCTGCGTTCTGCAGGCCCGTGCCGCCCGTATCGCCGGAGAAGAGCGCACCCGCGCGAGCTGCGAGGATGATCGTGCGGATGACGTTCGCGTCGTAGTGGCGCGCGAGGAACTCACCCAGCTCCTTCGTGTACGGCTGGCGCACGTCGAAGTGGTTGAGGATTTCGTCGATGTCCGCGAGGAAGACCGAGGCGACGAGCTTGTCGTCGGGATCGACCGTGATCTCGGTGTGCGGGATCTGGTCGCCGGTGATCTCGGTGCCCGGCGTGTGGTAGCCACCGCTCGCACGCCAGATGGCGGGGAACTTGAAGCTCTTGCCCTTCGCGAGGGTCTTCGTCTGATGCTTGTCGCGCATCAGGGTCATCGTCTCGAACGCGGAGATAATCTCGCCCCCGAAGAGGTCGAGCATGAGCGCGCGGACGTCGCCCGTACCAAGGTTCTGGCCGGGGCGGTTGGGAGTGGAAGTGGTCACTGTTCCCTATCGTATCTGGGGGTATGGGACGTTGGGTTGCAACCGTCGCCTCAAGGCCACCCACGTTGCCCCGGATTGTCCCCGCAGGGGTCCGGCGTGAGGCAGTTATCTCTTGGAGAGCGGGTTAGGGGCCGAAGCCCCGTGAGGGAGGAAGGCCGTCTCCCTCGGGACGTGATCCGTAACCGAGCCGTCACTCGTGGATCACCGGCAGTTGCGCGTGACCCCCGTCAGGGTCAGAGGCTTGCCGGGCTCAATCGTTATCGGGTGTGGATTTCCCGCTCGAACATCGGGCGGGCGACCACTTGGAAGCCGCTCTTCTGCGACCGGATCAGCTTCTGCACGACGTTGTCGCGGAAGCCTGCATCGGTGGCGTAGAGCGGATTGCGCTGGTCAGCGACCAGCTGATCGCGGGTCGTATAGACATCGCCCGCCTGCGACGGGGTGCCAGCAGGTGTGAGCAAGTTGCCCTCCGAAGGTCGAGCTGCGGCATAGCGAGCGTGAAGACCACGCACCGCGTTCTCGCGCATCTCAGGATTGTCGAGCGCGGTGTTGAAGGCATTCAGCTCGGCTTCGCCAAGGTTCTGCCCGGCCCACTGCGCCATCTCGTTGTAGGTATCCTCGCCGCCCACGAAGCCGTGGATCGTCGACAGGAGCTGCGCCGTCTGCGCTTTCAGGCCTTCGAGGTAGAGCCCGAAGACTTCCTTGGGGATGCCTGCGGCTTCCAGCTTGGCGACCGTCTCGTCCGACACTGTCTGTCCGCTCGTCCACTCGGTACGCGCAAGCTCCATCGCGTCGTTGAGCGGGTTCGCTACGGGCTCGGTCTTGGCGGGTGGGGTGATCTTGCCGGAGGCATCGGTCGTCGCGGCAGGCGCTTCGGCGGCTGCAGGAGCAGCTGCGGCTTCCGGCGCGGCGGCACTGCGTGCGCGCTCCAGCTCGGAATAGCTCTTCGCCAGCCCTTCGAGGTCCGCCTTGCCATCCTTCCAGAACTTCTCGGGGATGTAGTCGGGACGCTGAGGGCCGCTCGGGGCCGGGGTGTTGACGCCGGTCGGCTCCGTAAAGCCGCGCTGGCCGACCTCAACCGAGGTCTGCTCAGCGGGAGTGAGGGTCACAGCCGCGCCCTCTGCAGGTGCAGCGGCGGCAGCGCCCTCAGCCGGGGTCGTCATTACAGGTAGTTGACCTGCGTGATGCCGTCCATCAGCTCGACCACTTCGGTCTGAACTGCGACGACTTCGACTTCCACCGCATCGGTGTTGTCGACGATCTGCAGGCCGTCATTCGAGGTAACGGTCAGGCCTTCGTCGGCCGTGACCTCGGGCTTCTTGGCGGTTGCCATAGGTTATCCTTGGGGTTGCTC